GGCAATATGGATCTTCTTTGACAGCCAGTTCAAGCAAAGGCATGTATTGACCGCGCGACTTTGTTGGGTCAGGGTGATGACTCACAAGTAGCATATCGGTGTGTGCGTAAACTTCTTGAATGCGACCATCAGGACGAGGATATTCATGGACCGGATGATGCCAATGATACCCATGACGATGATGGATTTTTTCGTAAAAAAAGCTAATGCCACAACCCCAATCAAATTTGTAGCGAAGACGAGTTGTGTTGTCTTCCCACACACGCTCAATTTCTTCACGCCAACCGGGTTCTAATATTTCGTCTAAGTCTAAAGAAATGCAGACATCAAAGTCGCCGGGAATCAAAGCCAAAGCAGTGTCTCTAGCTTTGTCAAAGCGCCAAGGCTTTACGCAGATGTCATAGACCTTTGCGCCGCATTCAATAGCCAACTTAACCGTGTCATCAGTTGAACCTGTATCAGCAATAAGGATCAAATCGGAATCTTTTGCAGAATTGCAAAATCTTTGAACAAACTGTTCCTCATTTTTGCTAATTGCATAAACTGCTATCTTGAGTTGTTTTTTCATGTCGTGTATTGGTTAAAAGAAAGCAAAGAAATTTCCAAGATACCCGGCAACAACAACACCAGCAACAAAGTACCAACCTAACGACCCGTTGTTTGTGGAATTATTGCCAGCGTACCAAGTGGTATCAAGACTGTATGCGCAAACGCCAGTAATGGTCAAGTAGTCTGTTGTCGATGTTGTAGCCTGACCCGATCCCGTGAAAACCAGCGTAGCGGGAGATGTTGCAGAAGTGCCTGTGACCGTCAGTACCCGACCCGCCTCACCAGACGCACCAAACGCCCCTACACGCTGCGTTGTCGTACCAAGTGCAATGGTGGTAGCGCCTGTTGCTTTGTAGGTGTTGGTGATATTGGCAAAGGTGTTGTTGCCTGAGATGGTTAGCGTACCTGCACCGCCTTGGTTAAGCGTGATGCCTGAATATGAGATGCCGCCGCCAGCAAAGGTCTTGGCTGATGCACTGGTTAGGCTGATTGTGCCTGTGCCTGTGACAGTAAGGTTGGAAACATTTGATGCAGCCCAAGGATTACTGTTTGATCCGGCAAGAACCCAAGTTCCAGAGCCGACCGCAATGGTTCTTGTTGTGGTTGATATGCTTTGAAATATGCCGTTGTTTCCTAAAAAAGTTACATTAAATCCGTTTGCATCAAATACTCCTGATTCTAAAAAACTGATACCATTTGGATTTACTGAAAAAGCATCTTGCAACACAACAGACCCGCTTGGGCTATTAATCGTAAAGTTCTGAGTGAACGTCTTGCCAGCACTTGTTATTGTCTGACTGCCACGCCCTGCAAACGTCATTTCCCCTGTACCAGTCAGCGTAGTGCCAGTACCGTTAATCCAGTTACCGTAGATTTGTAACGCATTTGAACTCGTTGCCAGCGTCATCGTATTGGTAGTACGAGCCGACATATCAATCGTGCCGACGTTCCACGCTGCGTTGATGGTAGTCGTTGCCCCTGTGCCGGGGCTTGTGGACTCAAACACAGCAGTATCTTGCGCCAATGGAAAGTTGTTGACCGCTGGAGATGCGCCAGAACTTGCAGCCCAACCCGTAGCAGACCAGTTGTTGTTACCTGCAAGATTCCAATACACCGTCTTAGCCGCATCAAACGTAATGCCGCTGTTGCCTTTGCAGTCACCCAAGCGAGTACCGGATGCAGGAGCAGCAGCACCAGCAATGGTGATGTCACGGAAGTCAGCGTCTGTTGCAGATACGGCAGCGCAAGTCAGTGTGCGTGTTGTGCCAATGGTGTCTGAGCGCACGAACGTCCGCATGGTTGCGTTGGTTCCTGCGGATAGCGTCAGAGTGCCGTTGACGGTCTGGTTGGCTGTGATGGATACGTTCTTTAGGCCAACAGAAGTAATGCCAGTAAACGACAGGTTGTTGAAGGTGTTTATCCCCCTAATAACAGGTATTCCAGCAGATATGCTAGTAAATGCCACGTTGTAGAAAGTTTGATTATTCCCAACTAATTCTGCTGAAGAACCAGAAAGATTAAGCTGAGAAGTCCCCGAAATAACTGTAAGGTTTGCCCGTTCTGATTCTGTAGTGCCTAAGCCAGAAGTACCTCCAGAGCCAGTGAGTGTTATTGTTGATGCGCCAAAATTTAAGGTGCGGGAGTTAGTTGTTGCCGAAATGATAAACGAAATAGATACAGCGTATCCAGCAAAATCCACAGTACCGTTAATAGCTCTAAAAGAATTGCTGATATTTAACGCACTTCCAAGCGTCCAACTACATCCCACTCCATTAACCGTTATTTCTGAACCGAATGTCACATCAAACGCCTTTTTTAGTAATAGCAGTACAGTACGGACTTTAAGGATGGGGTCTGGTACTTGGACTTTGACGGGTACTGCAAACGCTTGGGATACGACAACACCAACTAATCTTGTTTTTTACAAAAGCACTGCCAACATTGTTCTTTCTAACACAAGCACATCAGCAAGAACATTTGCTGGCGGTGGTTTGAGTTACAACAAACTGACCATTGGCGGCACAACAGGTACATCAACAACCACCATTTCTGGTAACAACCAATTCACAGAACTCACATCAACAAAAACAGTTGCACACACTATTGCCCTTAGCACAACCACACAAACCTTTGGCGCTTGGACAGTTAGCGGCACAGTGGGCAACGTGGTTACGGTTACGGGCAGCGGCACAAACCATGTAATTGCTGGCGCTCGGGTGTCTGGCGTGAACTACCTTGCAATGGGTAACATAGGTTTTGCAGCTACAAGCCCCGGTGAGTTTTATGCAGGTGCTAACAGCACAGGTACTAACGCCACCATTATCAAGACTGCTGCTCCTGCTGCTGTAACACGTTACTGGCGCGGTGGAAGCGATTCGTGGAATTCAATTAATCCGGACCCTTGGTCAGCTACCAGTGGGGGTGCAGGTGGTGCTTCTGTACCTACTTCTGTTGACGCTGTGGTGTTTGATTCAATGTCTAATGCAACGTCTTACACAGTCACTTGCACAGGAACTCAACTGCGTTGCGGCTCACTAACAATGGCTGGCCCTTTGGTCGGCAACGTCACATGGGCTGGCACTGCTATTACTAAAAAAGGCGTTTGATGTGACGTTGTAGGTTAGGGCATCAAACACCCCTGATGAAAGAACAAGTGCGCCCGGAGCAGATAGCGTAATTGCGTCAGCAAGTTCAACAGTTCCAGAGATGCTATCAATTATTACGTTGCAGCTAAACGCGACTCCGTTACTTGTAATAGTTTGAGTTCCGCGCTTGCTAAATTGAAACTGCCCGTTAGTGCCGCTTGCGGTTACTCCCGTTCCCCACTTCCAGTTTCCATGAACAACAGCAATAACTGAACCTATGGCAAGCGTCATTGCACTTGTTCGCGCAGACGCATCAAACGTGCCAATGTTCCAAGTGGCATTGACTGTGATTGTGCCGGTAACACTACCCGCATTGTCAAACACAGCAGTGTCTTGAGCCAGCGGAAAGTTGTTGATGTCAGGTGTGCCAGCAGACGATGCAGCCCATCCTGTAGCACTCCAGTTTTGAGCGCCAGCAAGATTCCAATACACAGTCTTCGGTGCAGGAAACGTGATACCAGCATTACCACCGCAGTCACCAGCGCGTGTAGGCGTAGAGCCAGCAGCAGCGCCAAGAATGTCAATGTCGCGGAAGTCGCAGTCGGTGGCGACCAGAGTGCCTACGGTTAGGTCACGCTGTGTGCCGAGGGTGTCAGAGCGCAAGAATGTTCGTTGAATAGGTGACGCGCTTGACAAATTGAGCGTACCTGTAATTGTTTGATTTGATGCGAGTGTACAGTTAAAAACACCTGTCCCTGTTGGTGTAATGGTAAGGTTGTTAAACGTGTTTGATCCACTGATTACAAAGCTGGTGTTTGTTGGTCTTGTGTAAGTCACGTTGTAAAAATTTAATCCGCCTCCAGCAAAAGTTTGGTTTGCATTACTTATGTTTATTTGAGAAGTTCCGGCACTGAAGGATAAATTAGTAGAAGTAGTAAATGTCACTGCTCCACTTAATGTAACCGTACTAGCCCCAAGGTTAATAGCCCTGACGTTGCTGTTGTTGGAATTCAAAGAGCCAGCAGTGACTGCATAACCCTTGGTGTCAAACGTGCCGTTGGTGACGGTAAGCGTGTTGGAGCCAATGTTCAGCGCATCAGCAAGTTCAACTGTGCCGCCGTAAGAATCTATGGTGATTCCACCGCCAAATGTCTTTCCTGTGCTGGTAATGGTCTGGGTTTTTCGCCCGGAGTACGTCAGCAATCCTGTGCCAGATAAAGTTGTTCCTGAGCCGTTTTTCCAATCGCCGTAAATAGTAAATGCACCGACACTTAACGTCATTGCACTTGTGCGACCAGACATGTCCACAGTACCTGTATACGGCAAAGCAGCATCCATTGTAATAGTGCCAGTCACCGAACCTGCGTTTGTAAAGGTAGCCGTATCTTGAGCTAATGGAAAGTTGTCCGTAGATGGAGTTCCGGTTGATGTTGCCGCCCATCCGTTAGTTGACCAGTTTTGCGCTCCCGCCAAGTTCCAATACACAGTCTTAGGTGTGCTGAACGTGATACCGCTGTTGCCCCGCAAGTCACCGATGCGAGTACCACTCAACGTACCGCCAGCACCAGTGACACGAATATCTCGAAAGTCCACATCACTGACAGAACCAATAGAAGCAATACGCATATCGCGCATCAAACCGTATGTAGACGATTGAATCCACAGTCTTCGGTTGCCTTCTGTGCTGCTAGTTGAAAATGTTCCTGTAATGACGAATCCATTGCTGACCACAAACTGAGTTACACCAACGGCAGTCTCTGGTGTAAATGTCAGGTTAGCGCAAGTTGAATTGTCTGTGACCGTAACGGTGTAGTGAGCAGTACCAGAGCCTGAGTTAGTATCAAAGATGACGTTATCTGATGACGTAGGAACAGACGCACCACCACCACCACCTGATGTTGTAGACCAGTTTGTGGTGGTGTTCCAGCTACCCGAGCCGCCTCTCCAATAGCGATCAGCCATGCTTATACCTCCTCAACAGGAGGCACTTCTTCCACGGGTGGTGCAGTGACCACAGCAATCCAATTGTCCACGCGCTGCTGCTTCATTGTTTGAACTTCTTCGTCCGTGAATGTATGGTCGTCTGGCAAGTGCAAAGCATCACGAAACAAGCCGTGAGGTGTGTCAAATTCAAAGTCGATCTTCATGTCAGAACCCAAAGTTTTTAGCGATTAAATCCCATTTGATAGCTGTACTATCGTAAATGAAACCCATGTAATCTTCCTTGCTAGCACCAGATGATGCCGTTGGCAAAGTCAAATCGGTTGACCCTCGAAAAACAGCATTCCAAGAGAACGTCTGCACGTTTGTGCTTGTCATTCTAAACATCAGTTTTTGACCATTGGCTAATGTGCCTGTTGGCGCATTTAATGTAAATGTTCCAGCAGCTTGCGTGTTAGCCATCGTTGCCATGTCGGTTGTGTCGGCATCTATTGTGATGCTTGTTGCATCAGTGTAAGCAACAACACGACTTCCATACATTGCACCTGTTGGCCCTGTGGGTCCGGCAACGGTCGAGGCTGCACCAGTAGGCCCAGTAGGTCCAGCAACAGTTGAATCTGCACCCGTTGGACCTGTAGGGCCAGCAACAGTTGATGCTGCGCCAGTAGGACCAGTAGGTCCAGCAACGGTTGAATCTGCACCCGTTGGACCTGTAGGGCCAGCAACAGTTGATGCTGCGCCAGTAGGCCCAGTAGGTCCAGCAACGGTTGAATCTGCACCTGTTGGCCCAGTTGGACCAGTATTTCCTTGCGAGCCTGTAGGACCAGTAGTGCCTGTTAAACCTTGAATACCTTGAGCGCCTGTTGGACCTGTCGGACCAGCAACAGTTGAATCTGCACCCGTTGGACCTGTGGGGCCAGCAATCCCTGATTCACCAGTAGGACCAGTAGGGCCAACAGAACCCGTTTGCCCAGTAGGTCCAGTAGGCCCACTTAAACCAATTGAGCCTGTTGGTCCAGTAGGTCCAGAAACGGTTGATTCAGCGCCAGTAGGTCCAGTAGGGCCAGACAAGCCAATTGATCCAGTTGGACCTGTAGGACCAGCAATAGTTGACGCCGCGCCCGTAGGACCAGTTGGCCCTTGATTTCCTTGCGGACCTGTAGGACCGACAACAGTTGATGCTGCGCCAGTAGCCCCAGTTGGGCCTGTTGGACCCGCAACGGTCGAGGCTGCACCAGTAGCCCCAGTTGGGCCTGTAATTGAGTTACCTTGTGCGCCAGTAGGTCCGGTAGGTCCGACAACGGTCGAGTCTGCACCAGTGGCCCCAGTTGGCCCGGTAATTGATAACCCTTGCGTCCCTGTTGGACCCGTAGGTCCGACAGCAGTAGACGCAGCCCCTGTTGGGCCAGTAGGTCCGGTAATTGATAAACCTTGAGCGCCTGTTGGCCCCGTAGGGCCATTAGAACCAATAAATCCGGGGCTTCCCGTTGGCCCCGTAGGGCCAAGCACACCACGGTCAATCCTAGCCTCTACGCGAGGCTGTGGAACTACTTCAAGAGTGACGTTGTGAATGGGGTTAATGTCAACAATGACATTATTTTGGTCAACAACATTAACTGCAATGAGATTTGAATTTGTACTGATAGTTGCTTGCATGGCAACCTCTTACAAAACAACAACACCGTCAGAACGGACAAGGAACAACAAGAAGATAATCATGTCATCTGCTGGAGTTGCACCAGCAGCAGGAAAAGATACCTTCACACGACCTGAATACCCTACGCAATTTTGAGCGTTGATGTCTAGCTGTGGATCTGTTGCCATCAAACCCCATGCGCCAGCATCAATAACTAGCGTACAAGTACCAGCAGCAGCCACGATGTTTGTGATTGTCAGAGGGATTGCAGCAGGTGTTGGCGTGTAGTCTGCAATATCAAACGTCAGACCGTTTCGTGTGTCTTGAATGTTCGTGACATTGCGTCTAACAATTTGAGCATCAATGGTTGCGCCTGTAAGGTTGACAGGCAAGCCAAGAGATGTAAAAGACAAGTTCCAATAAGTTTGCTGATCCCAAACAAGTTCGCCAGCAAGAATTGGATTGTCAAAGCCCGATACTTGGGCCAATGAATTTCGGTTAAAGACTGCCATGATAGTTCCCTGATCTCAGGTGGTAACGCTCCCCGCCTACTGGCAGGGCTACGGGTCTTGTCATGTGTTTGGTAATTTTACCCGCCAAGATAAATGCAAGCAATTAGTTTAACTTCAGAGGGATCACTAAAAGTCACCGATTCACGGGCTTTTGCAACAGTGATAGACCGCATCACGTTATCAGACTGCTTCATTCCTTTGCCGGGAATGCTAGATGTGACGATAAAGTCACCAGCTTGGATGTCGCCACCTTCGCCACAGACGTTAATCTGTCCTTCGCCAACAGAGTTTACTTGCACAACTTTGTACGTTGTCTCAAGTTCTTCAAGATCAAAACCGGGTACAAGAACAATTGTTGTGACTGGAGCAAGATCACCTTCAGCATAAGATGATTCAAGAGTCCACAAGATACCCGGTACAGATGGGCCTATTGGAAGTATTGCAGAAACAACACCAAGCGCCCTTGATTGCTCAGATGTATTACTACCTGCTACGGTAAACAATACGTTAGAAATGCCGTGCTTATAAAACACGCCTACATCAACAACAATGTCGCCAATTTCTAATACATCATCAATGCCAACCATGCCTTCATGGTATGCGGTAAATGGGCCAATGCCATCTGTAAAATAATATTTGCCACCACCAGCAGGACTAAAAATTGCATAGTCTGGTGTTGCAAGATAAACGGCTTTGTTAAGAGATCCAATAGACGCACTACTTGTGCCAGAGTACCTTTCAAAAGCACCGCCTTTGCTAGTGACGTTATCGGCATAAGTTAAACCATAAACAGCCGCATTAGCAAGACCAGAACCCAAAGCACCAACACGTTGCCAAGTGCTAAATGTGTCTGCTGTTGTATGTGTCCCAGTGGTTGCGTTACCACTACCAACAGCATTGTTTGCAGAATGACCCCAAATTGTTGTGTTGCCATCTTTGTTGTTTTGAGCAGCAATATTTACAAGTGTTGTATCAGCGTTAATTTTTCTTACATTAAGAGCACTTTTCAAAGTGCCAACTACAACACCGTTTTGAGCAAACTGAATATAGGCGTTTGCTGCCGTTCCCGAATCCATGTTGCCGGGAATAAAATTTTCAGGATTAGTTACAGGTGTCCAAGCAAACCCTGTACTAATTGCACTTCTTGCTGATTGACCAATGTCATTGCCTACAACACACGAAAAATAATATGTTGTTGTTACTGAAGAACCTGTTGGCAACACCATGTTGTCAAAAACATAAGATGTTGAGTTGGCAAATGCTTGACCATTGTTCAAAGTCAAAATATAAAGAAATATTGAATTTGCTGCTGTTGGTGTTGCTGATGTTGAATAATACAACTCAATAAAAGTAATTCGACCTGTTGCTGGTGTAGTTACCGTAACGTCAAAGTTTGGAATAGCACTTGCTGGATTGTCTGACGTAACTGTTGGCGCAGAAATTGCACTAAAGTAATTTGCGCTTGGCAAATCACTGTTGGCAACAGGTGCATATTGCGTAATAGTCTGATCGTCATAAACGGCAGCACTGTATTCGCTTAGTTCCAATTTTGCACCGAGAGAACCATCAGGCAATGATGCTTCATTGACTTTGACAACTCGGAACAATTTGTTAGTCCAACCGTAGTTGGAATTAGTAACGCTAACAACATTACCTGCATCAACTTGAATGCCAAAATATGTTGTGTTAAAACTAACAATTAAATCTTCACGGGCTTGCTCAAGCAATCTGTTTGCAAGGTACTGCGCTTGAACAGAGTCGTTCACCATGTCGTAAGTAATGGTGTACTTGTTAATTGGCTCGTTTGGATACAGCAATCCAGATGGTGTCTCCAGATACACAAATGCTGGCTGATCTCTGTTTTCTTTAAACGGAAACTTGGCTTCAACTTGGTTGATGCTTGATGTGATGTCAGTTGCACTAACGCGAATGTCTCCAATAATGTTGTTGTCGTTGAAAGCATAGGACGCTGTTTCTGCCTTGTTTACAACAACAGACCATTGACCCAAAGCCGCATCGTAGGTCATCCAACTATCACAAGCAGAAACAATTTTATCTACGTTAGACAACACGCTTTCACCAGCGTCTAAAACGCCATTTATTCTGTATCTTGATTGAGTTGATGGAACACCAGAAGAATTTGTAAAAGTAATTGTTGCATCTGAATATGTGTTTAACGCAGTTGCACTAGCAGAGTTAATAAATGATGAACTGAATGAGCCATCAGGCAACCATCCAACAGCACCACCATAAACTTTGCTGGTCATGTAGTCATACCAAACATCACCGGGTTTAGCTGTACCAGTACCATTTAAGTAATGTTTTGCATAAAATGTAATTGGTTGCAGTTGGGTTGTATCAGCATCACGGCTATAACTTAACCTAACAATTGCAAATGCCAAACCGTTCATACCCCTCAAACCTGTCCAACGTAATGCTGCTGGAATATCAGCACCACCCATGACGGTACTAGGTGCAGCAGCACCGTTTAAAGACGTAATAAAGCCACTTTGATCTGCTTTATATAAGCTAATATATAAATTACCAGAAATTTTTGTATCCTCATTAGGAGGACTTGCTTGATCAGTTAGCTTAATAACTTGTGTTGTTGTAACACTGTCAAATGTTATCAGTCGATCACCGTAATACATTTTTGTCGTATCAAACGTAAACTGACCGTTAGGGCTAATGCAAGAAACAGCCAAAACGTAATACATTGATTGTTGATCTGTAGACAACACAGCATCTACAAACGTACCGCCCATGTACGCATCGCCGTAAACGATAGGGATAGCGTTTGCAGCACTTGGAGGCACTTGCAAACGCACACCGTTATCTTGAGCGCCAGATGGAGAATCAGAGAAGATTCTTGTAACGATCTGAGACACAGCAAAGTTAATGGCAAATGCGGCAGCCATACCAGCACTTGTCAGAACTGTTGCACCAGCAGCAGTCAATGCAGTTAAAGACCCGCCAATTGCTGCGGCAATTATTGACCCAACCATTTTTATTCCTTCACAAAATTTGCACCAACAGCTTTGTAGCCACGCTTGGTGTAATCAATCAATGGGCCTGATGCTGAGATTGATGTAAACACACAATCAACCTCTCCTTGCTTTAGCATCACGCTTGCAACCTCATCGTAAGCCTTCCAAAGCCTACCACCTGTTGAACCATTACGATGCTCAGGCTCAACCCACCAAAGCAGTTCGTGCAACTCTTTGACTTGTGGACACCAGATGTTGTTTTGCTTAATAGCAATGATGGCCCCCGTCATGTGGTCATCAATGAAGATAAACCCACGACCTTTGATGATTCCAAACAAAAGTTCTTCAACGTATTTGGGATAGTGGTTAGCCGTTTGACCAAGAACCTTGATTGGATTTTCAAAAGCGTATGCTTCCACAATTTCAAGCAGTCTCGGTATGTCGTATCTTGTTGCAAGTCGTATCATGATTTACGCTGTATCGCCAGCAGAAGAATTTGTTTCAACTACGGTTGTGTTGCTGGCTTGGGTTTGACTCAATGGAGGCTTTCCAAAGTCAAAGTATTGATTGGAAATCTCAGCTACTCGACTCATTGATAAATCGTTAGGGTAAAGTTTTTGCCAATTGTTTACGTTGGTCTTGACGCCGGAAAATCTATTCTCCAACACTCTACGCATTGATGAACATGAGATAGAGCAAGTAGCAATCCTGATCCTTTGTTCAGAGTCAAAGTTTTCACTGATTGATACGTTGTTGATGATGCCCTGATAACGCTTAAAAAATTGCGTTGTAGGCGTTGTGATGATCTGATTGTTTGAGTCAAAGAATCCACGCCAAACTTCAACCAATGAGCCTTTGATGTCCGAACTCAATATCAATGACACGTTTGCAGGATCAATACCCGTCAACTGAATTGTCATGTCATCACTTGTTGCTTTCATGTCTCTTTGGACATCCCCAACACCAAGCAGCGCACCAAGATTCGTAAATGTAATTCCACCTACCGTAATAGGCGCAGGAGCATTGCAAAACGTGTAGACAGTACCAGCACGACCAACCGTCATCTTGACGAATTCGCCATGCCTAATACTAGAAGTTGTTACCGCATTGATTGTTGTCATGTGATGTATTCCCGAAAGACAAAGGGTTGATCCCAGTTGACAAAAGCGCCGTTTGTCATTGGTGTCAGAGTATATGTTGGGCAGACTTCAGCCACAACATTAAAAGTGCAAGCGTTGCCAATTGACACAGTTGCACCAGAAGTAGGCGCACCAATCAGAGGCCTGTGAATGCTCACAGACGAGCCAGCAGAGTCCGCTGTGATCTTGTAGGTGTAGCCACCCACCATAATGAAATCACCAGCTTTAAACGTCCCATTAGAGGTCAAGGCAAGCGTTTGTGTATTTGCCGCAGGAGTTCCGTTCAAAGTGGCTGCTGTAGCCGTTCCAAGCCTTTGCGTGAACCACGACAACAAACTACTGTTGAATGTAATAACTTCAGGCAGTTGTCGGTCTTTGTTGTCAATCGCCTGAATGATTGCCCGTGCTGTCGGATAGTACAAGTAGTTGTTAGGCGTGACAGTGAACACCCAAGGCACAGCCGTAAGGTATTGAGCCACCGTGAGGTAACCAGACCTTGCTATCTGCTGTCCAACCATGCGGCGGTTGTTTACCGTCATGGACTCCTGATTCTCAAATATTGTTTGGAAGCTCATGCACGACCCCTGTTAACTGCCAATGACTTGTTGGCATACTGATTAGCCGCCCAAATCGCGTTAGAACTGCCTAGAAGACGGTCCTCAAACGATTTGGTGTCAATGGCATTAATGTAGTTGTTTGTCACGTTGGTGGTGCTTGCCATGTTGCCAAGTGAGTGGTTAGGAATGATTGTTCCAGCAGTGCGAGGCACAAAAATTTCAGGACCACGTTCACCAACAATGCTTGGGCGACCAACAGGAGGATCACCACCGTTAGCATAACCAAACATACCTGTAACTGCCGCAGGTTGGTATGGTGTTGCACCACCACCAGCAAACATTGAAAAAGCAGAACCAAGGAACCGCAAAGCAGCAGCCTTCATTTGGATTGCAATCATGTCTTGAATGATGCTTCGTGCCAAATCTTTAAAAGACAACTTGCCAGTTTTGACAAAGTTATTGATTGCTGATTCCATGTTACCAATGACAGATTGGAATGCTTGCTGCCCACGCTCAAATTCAGTTACAGCGTTACGTCCCATTGTTTCCATTGCGTTTAAAAAACCATCTGTCAAACTGCCTTCTCTCGTTTGTCTTGTCAAATTTAAACGTGTTCTTGCTAGTTCAATAGACTTTTCAGACATAGCGTTTTCACGCGCAATAGCTGCCGCCCGTGCTTCTCTTGTCAATGTTTCATTTTCATTAAGCTTTGCAATTGCGTCTTGTCGTTTAAATTCAATTTGTTGAAGCTCTTGAGCATATTGCAAATCTTCACCACGCATATTACGGCCTTGAAATGCCAACTGCAACATTTCTTTGGCTCGATCAATTTCTTGTGATGCAAGTTGCTGACTTTTTATTTGAGCCTCATTGCCCCTTTGATACATTGTTTCTTGTTCTGACAATGCACGACTTCTTTCTTCTCTTTGACGCTGCGCTTCTTCTTCACCTCGACCAATTAATTGTTGACGTTTCTTTTCTTCTTCTTCAGCTTTCTTTGCCGCTCTATCAGCTTCTGCTTGTAATCTGCGTTGTTCTGCCAATGCTTCTTTGTCAACGCCAGCAATAACACCACGAACTGGCCCTTTTGGTCCATCTTTAAAATCTGAACGTCTTGTTGGCGCACCACTTTCGCCTAGTATTGTTGCTTGGAATTTATCTAATTCTTGTCGTGCTGCAATTGCGCTTTTTACATATTCATCATTTTTTGCAATTGCCGCTGCAAGACCTTTTGTAGTTAGCGTTTCTACAAACCGATACATTGCCGCGATTTCATTGGCAATACCTTTAATAACAAAAACAACATCAGAGGCAATAACAACAACAGTCTGGAATACAGTTTTAAAAACCTTTCCTGTTATGTCGAATTCATCTTTCATGCTACCAATATAATTAATAGTAGCTTTAATTGATGGTCCAAGCTCAGATGCAAGCATTACGTTAAAATCACGACCAGCTTTAGCTAATGAATCATAAGCGGCTGCTGCATCTTCAATGGCTTTAGCCTGATCATTTGTTACGCCAACGCCATTTTCAATTTGTTCATTTAATTCAACAAAATCAACACCTTTGGCTGCTTTGCCAAAAAGCTCCATTGCCGTTGCATTTCGCGTCAATGGATCTTCCATCTTTGCCAAGCTGCCAACCGTTTTGATAAACAACTCGTCAATATTCATTGTTCGCAAATCGCCCAATGAAACGCCTAAAGTATTTAGCTTCTTCTGTGTTTCAAAAGAACCTTCAGCAGCTTTATCAATGGTTGCGGTAAAACTAGAAAGAAATTTACCAGCGTTTTCTGCTTCGCCACCGCTTAACGCTAAAGCGTTTCGTAGCTTAAGAACGCTATCAACGGCGATGTCATTGGCCTTGGCTGTATCAACAATTTCGTCAGCCAATTGCATGGCTTGATACGCCATTGCCGCAAAAGCACTTGCACCTAATGCGGCACTGACTCGGGTCTTTTCTACAAATGAATCAAGCTGTTTGCTAGCTTGTTCTATGCCTTTACGGAATTCAGCAGAATCCAGCCCCAACAAGACTCCAAGTCTTCCAATAAAATTAGCCATTTTGAGCCTTAAACAAATCTTCTTTGTAGCCCGGCGCAGACATCATGAAGGCTTTAAGCGCATCATTTGCAGCTTGTTTTTTCATTTCTGGACTCGCCGGAGGAATGATGTAATCATAAGCAACCCCCAATATTCTGGCAAGTTTGTAGTCAGGGCTGTTTGCTGGTCGAATGTAGTTAAACACGCCAGCAGTCAGTTGACCAAGCACCGTCAGAATTTGAAAGTTGCCAACAACACCGTCAGCATACATCGTCATGATTTGAGACATGCTGACCTCATCAATTTGGGCCAAAGTATCATGAGTATGCCCGTTAAAGATCATGGCGCATTCGACCTGCGTCCTTAACGAGCCAATCAGTTTCCCCGACTTTCCTTGTAAGACGGGCTGATAACTTCGGCAATTTTTTCAATTAACGTCAACTGAATTGGCAATGGAAATTCAGCTTCAATGTCTGCATATATGATGTCATCCATTGAATTTTCTGAATTCTCAGGAACAAGCAACTTGATGTATTCAGTAATTTTGGCTTCTGTCATGGCTTTGTTCTTAGCGGCTTCACGCATAGAACGACCTTGCACCACAACATCGTTTTCCAAGTATTCAACACCATCTTCTTTAGTTGATGAATCTTTAAACTCAATCAAAGGCTCAACCATCTTTTTATAAAGTGAGTCAATCACTTCTTCTGATGGGTTCATTACCTGTTGATAAATTTTGTCTGATTGAGCAACAGACGGAATCTGAACTTTGAAAGTGTGTCCACCAAGCTCAAAAGTTCTTGTAAAAATTGTTGATCGCTTGCTTTGGTATTTTTCACCAAGCGTTGATGAAAGTTTGCTCATCTTTTATCCTCTACTGTTTTTTGACCGGAATTGCTCAATTCGCCGTGCAAGAATTTCGCCAAGTCTTGTTACCGTTGACTGAGCGTTTGATTCTAGTGCGGTTCTGAGATATGGTTGCGCCGGGTGATTCGCAGTGCCAAATTCTTGTGCAATAGCACGGGCATCACTTTTGATCCCCATCTTTGCTAACTTTTTACCAGACGCTGTTGTGACTGCCGCAATCACTGTATCTGTTTGCGTAACGTACTTGCTTCTACGATCACGCCTGTTTGGTCTTCTTGCTTCAACAATCAATGACTTTTCAAGATCACCAGAGTCTTTGGGAGCATTTGCTTTTGCTTGCGTAAGAACTGGTTTAAGTGCTTCACGCACAGCAGGAATAAGAACTTTACTTCTTGCTAGTTTGTCGCCAAATTCATCTTCTAAGGCTTTTAATGCCTTATCAACTTCACCAATACCTTCAAGTTTGATTGTCACGCTCATTTCAAACTTTCAATAGCAGCGCAGTTATTTTGATCTAATGATCTTGTGATAAATAGACTCATTCAAACTGATAGCGTATTCCACCACTTCATCAGGAGTCATCTTATCAGCATGATACCTTGCAATATCATGTGCAAGGGCAATAGCTGTAATCCTCTGTTGTTGAAACCCAAACCAATTCTTTGAAGAATCGGATTGGGAGACAAGGAAGTTTAGAAGATCGTTGCTGTCTTTTACTATCATGTTTTGTTACTCTGTTGTTTCTTGTGCAACTTCTTCAATGACCACTACCGGAGCAGTCACGTTGTACTTCTTCAGCAAAGCCAAAGCAATCGCTTCGGCTGTGTCAGGTTTAGCAGTAGCCTTTGCAAGCTCACCAGCATCCACCACCAGACCACGGGCAACACGATTAATGTCGCCGTAGCTAGTCACAATTGCTTTAATTGCATCATTCAATTTCATGTGTTGTTTGACCAACCGTACTGGTTGCCCCGTGGATGAATCGTGAATGTTGCTTTTGCTTCAGCGCCGGGTTGTGCGTCAATCTGGAATTGACCAACACGCCCGTTAAACGCATAAGCAATAGTATTTGAGCCTTCCACTGCCGCAACCACAAAAGTGCGGTCAACAACACCAGAGTAAGCGTCCGTGCGAATCTGAAGCAATGCTGTGTCGGCAGGGTTCCAAGCAGCCGTAATGGTCATGCTTGTAGGAGCCGCTTGCACAGGAATCTTATCGCTTTGACGAGAGCCAGCAACACTAAAACTTGCTACAGCATCGTCCATACCAAATGCAGGGATAGCTTCAACAGCAACAGCAATACCGTTAACGCCAGTGCCGTTAGCTACAGTTCCAACAATACCTGCGACCTGAGCAGTCCACACAGATAAGTTAGCAGTAGACAAAGGAGTTGGTGTAGCAGCCGATTGCATCCAAAGCGATGCGCTAAAACCGGGAAGAACTTTTGCAGGAATAGCCATGATGACTCCTTATGCGTTATTGGACCAGCCAAACTGGTTTCCACGGGGATGAATCGTAAATGTGCATTTGGCTTCAGCGCCCGGTGCAGCATCAATTTGGAACTGGCCTACACGCCCGTTAAATGCGTAATAAACAGAGTTTGCACCTTCTTCTGCCTCAATCACAAACGTGCGGTCAATCACGCCTGAATAAGCATCAGCACGCATCAACAGCAAGTTGGTATCAGCGGGATTCCATGCAGCAACAATAGTCAGGCTAGTAGGCGCAGCTTGCACAGGGATTTTGTCAGATTGACGAGATCCAGCAACACTGAAACTTGCTACAGCATCGTCCATGCCAAAAGCAGGAATAGCTTCAACAGGAAGCAAATTGCCGCTAACAGCAATAAGGGAAACACTAGCAACCGAGGACAACTGAGCAATTGTCAAAGGAGTAGGTGCGGCCCCGGGCTGTGCATAAATCGTTGCAGCAAAACCGGGAAGAACTTTGTTTGGTAAAGCCATTTTGAGTATCCTTCAAAAGTTGAACAATTGTCTTGTTTTACGCAGGGATGTCAATGGTGCAATCTAAGAAGATTTGCGCCATCTTTTCCTCATCGTTGTAACTGTTATACAGCCACATGACATCAGCCTTTGAAATCCAAAAGCCTTCTGCTGGACTGCCCAAAATCCCACTGTACCCATGCAAGGCTTGCAGAATCTGATTTGAGATTGTAAATCCGTCTTCAATCTGTTGAGTGAAAATAGAAATCTGAAATACAGGTCGGTCAATGCCTTTGTTGCTTTGCTGTGTACCAGTGTAGACAGGCTGATGCACGTTACGCAACATCCAAGTAATAAACTTAGGCTCTGTGGCAAAGTTACGGTTAAAAGCCGCATACACAGGCACTGGCGTGACAATGTTTGCCAGTTGGTACTGTATGGCTCTACCGTAAATAACTGGATTGAGTTGTGTTGCCATTAGACCGCCGTAACTGGATCAGAGCGATAGCACAAGAACATAACGGTCATACGATCATCAGATTCCCGAGCACTATCAATACGCCAATCTTTTCCACGATATGTGATTGAATACAAGTGTTGGTTATCAACAATTGTTCTTGTGTTTGGCGTGTAGTTCAGCGTGAAGTTGGTCATGTCTTGATATAGCCGATACTTATCAGCAATCTTCAGACTGTTTGCCACAGAAGATACCCGCGCTCGTGTTGCAAACCACAATGCCTGAACAGTCGCAGACTCACCAAACGCTGACTTGGTGAAAGTCAAGTTGTTGATGTTAATGTTTTCAAAACGAGCAATTGCCATTTACATCACCAAAGGTTTGTAACTTCGCAAAAGCGTAGTTACGCCAAACGGAATGTCTTTTAACTGAACATCAGTTGAGTTTGAGCGATTGTTGTAAAGGTGCGTAAGCAACAACAAACCAGCTTGCTTTATGACAGGGTAAGCAGCCAAAGGATTGGAAACAGTTGTGTACTGCACAATGATTGGCGCAGTCATTACCGAATTAACATCAGTCGGCAAGTTGTTGACAATCACTTTGTTGCCAGAGGCATCGTAGTAATAGCTTGTACTTGCAAGTGTTGTAAACACAGGTGGGAAAGCATCGTTCCAATAGCCGACTGAACTGATAGTCACACCCGGCTGATTGGCGTAAAGGTTTTGACTAACTTCAGGCAAATCAAGGCTAATCGGTGACGCTACAAGGCTCTCAGAACCGTACCAGACGCGATAAGTTACAGGCAGGATAGACATCCCCAAGTAATCCTCAATCGCTTGTCTAGTAGCCACTTCAAGACTAAGCAAATAAGTATCTTGGCTTTCGTCATCAAACAAATTCAGTTGATTTGTAATTTCCTCAAGCGTCAACCAAGGAGTGACACTATCTCGCCCAATCTGTTCAACCTTTGCATAGTTAAACGGATTGCGTGTTTGAGCGCCAAAAGGCGCAGCATACTGATAGTTGTCAAAGCTCATTGATTACACCTCAATAGCGCGCACACCAGCAAAAACGTCACGCACAGTGCTGACCATACGCTTTTCAGCATACAGGTTCACAAAACCGGGCGTTGTCTGTTCCATCGCTTGAACAGTCATTTCTTCGACATCAGCAATGGTCATAAAACGAGGCCAGTTGGCAAGGTAAACAGGCTTTGCGCCAACTGTACCAACAGCATCCAAATATGGATTTGGAATCACAGGGAAACCGTACACATGAAGCAATGAACCCGCATCTTTGCCGCCAACTTCAACGAAAGAATAACCACCGCTACCATGAGCATAATCACGCAATGTTTGAATAGCTGTTGGGTGCATCATCCAAGCTGTACCGGGCAAAGACCAGTATTGCGCTGGCAAAGCATTTGCCATTTCGGACAGCAATTCAGCTTCCATGCCACCAGTGTTGTTAAAGCCAACAGAGCGCAGAGTGTGCAAACCATTGGTGATGGCTGTACCGCTTGAGCCAAACGCAGCAGCAGCGCCAGCAGCGCCGGGGTAGCTGTTCAAGCCACGCAGACCATCAGTGCCACCAGTTGATGTGGTTGTCGATCCTGCTTGGTCATTATTTAAGCCACATGATGCGCCCTCTAGTTGGGCAAATTCCATCATTAGATCTTCAACCAATTCGTCTTGCAATCCGTTTACATCCGACAACACAGCCGAGCGAACGGGCAGTTGTGCAGAGATTACACGGGTAGGCAATTGCCAAATGCTTGTGTTGATGTTTGGCGAACCGCTGTTGGGGTTAACGGTGTAGCCCCAAGGGTTTGTGCTGTTAGCAGCATTACCAGTTTTAGCAACAAACTGAACAGCGGAATTTCCGGGTACTTTGATGTTTCGTGCGCCTTGACGAAACGGGTTTGCAT